CGGTCTGCCTGTGCCCATCCAATTGTTCGGATAGCTAACAGGCCCACCGCAATTGCCGCATGTGCCGATTACTTGGCTCATCTTATCCTCCTAAAGACACCTGAGCGCGTCCGGTGCGGGCGTCGATCATGACCAACTATCCCAACCGTGCGGGCAAAGTTCTCGCGCTGCCGCAACGGCGCGCTCCGCGGCCTCGATTTGGCTGTTCGGGCGCTCGCCGGCTAGGACCTCGATCACGGCCCTTTCCAGATGCGCTTTAGCCTCTGTGAGGTAGCGCATGACGCTTAGCTGTTTGGCTGTGTATTCCATCTATCCGGCCCGTCCTTGTGACTTTTCCCTGAGCTTGGAGAGAAAGGCGTCGGTCCCATCCACGAACGCGCAAACTTTTTCGTGTTGCTCGGGGTTCACGCAGTATTGCGGGCTATCGTACTCATCCATCAGGAACCGATCGGCATAATCCTTGCCGAGCCTGACCACCTTCTCCGCTTCTCTCAGATCCGATAGAACAGAGACTAATGCGCGGATGGCACCATGAACTGGCGGGGTTTCTGTGCCCTCGCGTACCCATCCGGCCACGACAACCGCACCCTCGCGGTCCATTTCCGCAGCCAACAGCTCCCGCGCTTCTTTCTCTAGGTCGTCCATTATTTCTGGTCCTCTCGCGCGGCGACGCCGGTTTGCGTATGGTAGGCGTAGATGTTCGTGTCCCCGAAAGAGTAAACGCAGGACAGGTGCCCATCCTTGATCAACTGCCTCGCCGCGCGAAGGGCCAGCACGCCGTCGCTGTCATCGTTCAGATGCAGAATGACGCGCCTCATTTCTCACCCCCGTCTATGCGAGCGAGGATGGCGCGGGCACGTTCCTGCGCTGCGATGAAATACTGGCGCGGCGTGCAGTTGAAGTCCTCGTCAACCATCTGCCGCAGCAGGGCTTCCATAGCGTGGGCTTCGGCGATCAGGCGGGCGTTTGCAGCCCAGTTGGCTCTGCTGGCGTCACATCCCTTCGATGGTATTTCGCAGATAATATCGCCGCGGATGGCGGCACGGGTCACAACCCTCCGAATGGTGCCATCGTCCGGATCGTAATTGACCCGCCACGGCCCCGGCGTCGCTTTTGAAGATCCCATATTATGCAGCCTCCGATTCATTGGACCAGCGGATCTGATGCTCAGCGCCGAACGTGAACATGTACTCGATCAGCGTGGTCATCTGGCTTTTGGTCAGGTTGGACGAGCGGAAACCCTGCGGGAACGGTCGCCCGTCCAGTCCTTCGATGAACTGGCATTCCCAGCCGCAGGCGTTCATGAGGATTGCCTTCCAATCGTCCGGCGTGTGCTTGCGGCCCATCGGCTCGGCCTTCGAGATGTCCGTCAGCATCGCCCAGAAACGGTCGTTCTGTTCCGTGGTGCGCTTGGCCTCGACTATCCGGACAATGGCTTTCGGCGGCGCGCGGTCGATCTCGCGTTTGGCTCGAAGCCGTTGCATCTCGCCGTGGAGGATGATCGTCCTCATGCCAGCTTGCCCTTGTGTGGGGAATTGCGAAAAAATTCCTCGGCCAGCGCGCGCATGTTGATCTTGTTGCGACGCTCGAACTCTGGCTCGCCAAGCTGATGTTGGCGGGCATGGCAATCCCGGCAGAGGGAGATGCACCATTTATCCGATGGCTTGATCCCGGTCCCGCCGTCAGTGCCGTTGCGGACGTGCGCACACTCGATCGCCACCTGCGAACCGCAGGCGCAGCAGGCGAAACCCCGCACCCACGCACGATGCGCGGGGCTCCGCTTGCCTACGTCCTTCTTGTTGGACGAGTGATCGATGCGCGCCGGGAGAGCCATCAGAACGGCGGATTGTCCGAGGCCGCGTCATATCCGCCACCCTTGCGGTAGTTCGGATAATCCTTGGCGGGTTCGTTCCTGGCGGCAGTCTGCTCGCGCGGCTCCATCATCACGACCTTGGCGCGGCCATCCGGACCGGGCAGAGGGAGCGCGTCGAGAATGAGCGTGATCCGCCCGTCCTTCTCGAAAGCCGTCCCCACGCGCGTCCACGCCGTCTTGGTTTGCCCGTTGCGGTCCTCATACTCACGCGGAACCGCTGCGTCGTATCTCTTGCTCATCAACCCGCCCTCAGAAGATCCACCACCTTTTGCGCCCCGGCGTATTCGGGGTCGAAACGGCGACGGAGTTGGTCAACCTTGTCCTCGACTTCTCCAAGGAAGCCGGAAACCTCGCGCTCGAGATCGGAGATCATCGTGTCGTCGCGGTGGACCCGCTTGACGAACAACCGCATCGCCTCGGGGACGCGAGGATCATAGCTGGCGAAGTCGCACCAGCCCCGGCCGGTTGACGCCATCTGCCACATCATCTGTGTGATGTACTTGGCCGGCACCGTTCCGCTCAGCAGCGTCTCGATATGGGTAGCGGTGTTCGGTGCCTTAATCTCGATCATCCCGAGATCGCCGATCAAGCCGTCAGGCGATGCGCCCGACATCTTGACGGTCGGATGGTCGATGAACCCCACCTCCGCCACATCGACATCGTGCCGGAAGCAATAGGCGATCCGCGCCTCTTCCTCGGTGTCGATGCCGTGCTGCATGGCGGCGTTCACGAACGATGGCTCCACCTCGCCGGTCAGCCGCTCGCAGACGAGCTGCGCGAGATAGTTGGCGCGGCTCGCGCTCGGCCCTGATTTGGTCTTGGCGATGACATCGGCGACGCGCGAGGCGGTCACTTTACCGCATCTGGCCGCCATCCAGTCGTCGGTGCGCTGGAGCATCATGCCGCCGCCTTTCTTTTGGTTTCGAGGGCTTGGATGGCGGCGTGGTACTGGCTAGCCGGCAGCGACGAGATGGTGCGCACTTTCATGTGCTTGAGGAACCGCGTCATGTCCGCGCCCACCTCCTCAGCCAACGCCTGTATGTTCGCGGCTTGATCGTCGCTGATGAACACGGGCTCGACTGGCGCGGACTTGACGGCGGAGTTGCCGTCGTCGTCCTCTGCGGGAATACCGAACGCGGTCTGGAGGGCATAGCGGCGGGCGTACGTAAGCGCCGACCCATATCCGTGGGCGTCGCTCTTGCTCGCCGGGATGAACACCGTGCCGAGAGACTTCTCTGCGCCAGATGAATGGGCGAGGATCGTCTCGACGCAGGCACCGCCCTGCTGTTCATGGCTGATCTGCCAGAAGAAGAGGCCATGCTCGGCGAGCGCCGGCTTAATCGCGGCCATCACGGCCCCAAGATCGGCGTAGCGGCTCTTGAACGCCGGATTATTCCTGTCCTTGATGGCTGCTTCCAGCTTTGGGAATGCCAGCGCCATCGCGGCATAAAGCGGTTCCATGTCTGAACCTCCCTCCGCTGCACCCCCGGAAATTGCAGCGGGTAGAGGGGCCGTCGCTAGGCGATCCGGGGCGGCTTGGGTGGTCATGCGTTGGCCAAATCGTAATCAGAGGGATCGCCATCGCCGCGGCACTTGCCCTGATCGTCGTAGAGATAGGTCGTCGTGGATTCTCTCTCGTGCTGGCTTTTCGGGTTCTGGTAATTGCAGACCACGGCCCGGCGTTTGGTGTTGCCGACAGCCTTTTGCCACGGATCTTGCGGCATCAGGATCGCGGGCCGTCCTCCGACCGTGACTAGCTTGCCAGACCAATCGATCATCTCATTCTCCTGGTATTACTTCGCCTTCGCCCGTTCGAAATCATCACGGGCTTTGCGGTAAGCGAGATCGTCATGTGCTATTGATGCGTCGACCATGCGGTCATAGGCGGCGAGCATGTCCCGGCCCTTGCGGAGCGCGGCGACAGTATCGGCGCTCACCAGCTCAGGGCGGATGATGGATTGAGCGTTCACGCCGCATCCCTCCACCACTTGACCGGCTTCCCGAACACCCGAGACATCATCTCGTCAGTGGCAAGGTCATCCCGGTAGCCGTTGGTCTGGACGATCCAGAAGCAGGCGTTCTTGGTGGCTTCGGACATTGCCTCAGAAGCGTCGTCGCACTCTCCAAACCGATCCTCGAAGATCTGGTGCAGCAGCTTCAAGGCGTGCTCGTCGGAGAGAGCGTCGAAGGGGGAGAGGATTTGCTCGTCGGTCATGCTACCTCCACTTCGGCGGCAACGGGATTTTTTCGTCGTGCGGACGCCAGATGTGCAGACAAAATGGGTGCACACTGATATGATCTTTGGTTGTGACGTGGAGCTGGAAAGCCACTTCGTCATCGCTAAAAAACAGCCGCTTGATGTGATCCATCTCGCCCCAACTCGGCGTCCGATTGCTGCGGCTGATCGAGACATGATCCCAGCCTTCGCCAGTGGCGGCCATGACGGCGAGAGGCTGGCGATCGAACGGAGATGGCACCTTGAAGCAACCACCGGTATCGTCGCCATCAGCGCCCAGCGCGCGCTCCCACTGACGGTCACGGTACTGGTTCAGTTCGCGGAGCCGACGCATCACCACCTCCCCGGCAGACGCGACACGACATCGACACCGAAAGTCTCCAGCGCGATCACCGTGAACAATCCCAAGATCCCCGCGCAGAGCAGGATGAAGCAGCTCGACACGATGGCCTGATCACAGGCCCGCTCGATGCTGTCGTGCCATGCCCTTACCCGCTGGACAGCGATCTTGGCGCGCCGGGAGAACGACAGGGTAGCGTCCTCCCGGCGCTGACCCGCCGGGGGAGCGGGGTTCGGAAAGTCGAATGGCGTTTGCATCTCAGCGCCCCTCGGCGCGGGCGATGGCGGCGCGCAATGCATCGCCACTATCCAGCTTGATGCCGAGTTCGCCCTCGGTATTGGCGATGTAGTTCAGCGCCTTTTTAGCCGCCTCAAGTAAATCCGGTGTGGCGGCTGCGAGACGGCAGTTATGCTCCGCCATCTCGTGGAGGAAATGCACCGGCTTGCTGCGGCCGCCATTCAGCACACTAGCCTCGGCGGGGTGGGACATTGTGTAGAAGTCCGCGATCGTATTGCCGACCGACGATACGATGTAATGACCGTGGAACTCTGTGGCTGGCACGTGTTCCCAAGGTCCAGGCGTATGCCCTACTTCACTCATCTCCACCCCCCATGCGGCGGCTTATGGGGAGGAATGTGCATTAGACGCACATCCATGTCAACCGGGAAAGTGCATCACACGCACATTATTCTTCCGCCGCCCGAATCAGCGCGCATCAACGCCGATCGTCGCTGGTAGCCGTGGCGCACAAAAAAGCCCGGCGTTTAGGCCGGGCTGGTTGGGGTGTTGATGGCGGCGCGGTTAGCCGTTCGTGCCCGTTTCCCGCACGAATGCCTCAAGGATCTTGATCGCCTTCTGCCGGTCCCGCGTCGGGAGCCGATCGAGAAGATCCACAACCTCCGCCGGGGTGCTGCCCGGCGGCCTCGATATCAGGTCAGTCTCGTCGCAGCCGTACATCTCGGCCAGGAACTCAAGCAGCCTCTGGTTGTATGGCTGCTCGCCGCGCTCGATTTTCCCGAGCTGCTGATGGGTGATGTGCAGCTCCTCGGCGACCTGAACCAAGGTCTTGTTGCGGTGCTTCCGCCACTCCCGGAGATAGGTCCGCCTCATGTGCATATGATGCACCATACCCCATATCTTCGGGGAGGCTTCATTACGCACATTAAGGCTTGACGAGAATGTGCGTGTAATGCACATTTGGGACATGAAGCTCTCCGACTATCTCAATTCAGAAAATCTGACGGACGCGGCCTTAGCCGAGCGCATCAAGGTCGATCGGTCAACCGTGACCCGCCTACGCGGCGGCCAGATTCCCTCGCCTGAGGTGATGAAGGAGATAGCGCGCGTGACGGACGGCATGGTCACGCCAAACGACTTTTACGACCTGCCAGCCTCCGCGGCCGGGATGGCGGCGTGACGGTGCTACATGCCTCGTCTGATCGGGGTGGGCTTTGCCTGCAATACCTCGGCTTGGGCGATTGCTCGCCGAGCGTTGGCGATGCTGGCGAGCAGATGATGAAGCGACGCGGCGAAGCGCAGGTCCTCGCCTCCGCTGCGCAGGAAGATGTGCGCCGTCCCGCCTTCGATTTCGACCCGGATCGGCTCGGATACCAGAAGCTCCACGTCAGCCATTTCGACTCTCCCCACCAACGGCTGCAGCATGAATTTCCAAGCTGCTCCCCGTCTAGGCGGAAAGATGGTGCACGGGAATTTAACTTACCGGGGTCAGCCGCATGACCATCCCCACAGAACGCAAAGCAACAGAACGGAGGCGGGGTCAATGACACGGGAGATCGCCATCGCCTTGTCCGCCATCGGACTCAGCACGCTCGTCTGCGCCCTGATCTACGCCTGGGAGAAGCGGAAGTATCCCGGCGACTATTTCACCCGCCACTTCCCCGACGCTCCTGAACCTAAGGCTGAGCCTGTCTCTCCCGAGGAGGAGGTCCGGCTGCTGGAGGGTGTTTTCGATATCCATGGAGAGACTTCTAAATGACGCAGCGCAACAAGGTCCTCCCGTCCGGCAAAAGGTTAACGGAAGAAGACGCCCGCCGCGCGCTCTCCTTCGGGCTTTTGCGTCTCACATCGGAACACGGGCCGTCGCGCGTTGGCCTTGAGGCGGGATGCGACGAAAAGACGATCCGGAACGCGCGCGATCAGAAATCGACGCTTCGGCTCGATCTCGCGTTGAACCTGCTTGCCCTTGAGCCAACCGCGCTTGACGAGCTGTTTGCGGAGATAGGCTTCAGGCTCTCCCCGCTCCATTCGTCCTCGGCCAATGACCTGCACACCGCCGCCGGCCTTCTGGATGGCGCGTCCGAGATGATCCGGGCGCACGAGGATGGCGACCGCAGCCGGGCGGAAACCATCCGCATAGCCGACAAGCTGCGGCCGCACTTGCCCGCCGCCTTGGCGATCGTTCGCGAGGCCGACGAAATGCGCGGCGTAACATCTTTCGCGGCGCGCGCCCACAACGCGCAGGACGTTGCGTGAAATCCGAGGCCATAGGAGGGGCTATGTCCGTTGAGCGCAAGAACTGGTCTCCAGAAGAAACCGCCTATCTCATTCGCGCGGTAGACCAAGGGCGATCGGACGCTTTCATAGCCGAAGCTCTTGGGCGCGCCCAATCTGCGGTCATCAGCAAGCGCCAGCACATGGGCCTGCTGACGAAAGCGATGTCTCCGCGAAAGATGCCCACGCTTCGAGCGGTGCCTGATGACTGGGCGCAGGTCGCGCCGACCATGTACTGCATCGGGCTGCGCAAGCATTACGGCACAAGCTTTGACGCTATCGAGCGGTGGGCGCGCGAGACTGGCATCCAGCCCATGCGAGCTGAGGGTCCTCGGCGCGTCCCCGCAGATTGGGCGGAGCGATGCTCCTGTACGACCCGCTCTGAATTGCAGACGGTCTATGGCGTAGGCGAGACTACCATCGCCCGATGGGTTCGAGAGTCGGGGGTTTATCCGTTGGGCCCGAAGCGGCAGAACCCTCGCCGCAAGTGGAACCCGACCACACAGAAGGCGATCCTCGTCCAGAATATCGACACCAGCCTCGTTGGCCGGGCCGCTCAATATCTCCGCAAGTGGATGCCGGTCTACAACGCCAGCGTCGCCGACCCCAAGGCGTCCAAGGATGAATGGATCTGCGGCCGCACCCGCCTCACCACTCAGGATCTTATCGCCAAGGCTGAAAGCAAGGGCTTCGATCCTCGCGAATGGACGAGGGCGGCATGATCGAGGAAATCCAAGGCCCACCCTGTCCGTTCCGCGCGGTCGGCTTCACGTCGAAAGCCTGGCTCCACAAGCTGTCGCCGGCGGGGCAAGCCATCATTGCCGAGCATAACGGCGTTCCAGTCGACAGACTGCCGTTTGCTTATCGCTATTCGTCCGGTCCGTACATGCACGCGTGGATGGAGGCTTTGGGTTCGCGGAAAGCCAACGGGCAGCCAACCCGCCATGAATCGGGCCGCTGGCTTCTGCCGGAGGAGTTGGCCGCATGACCCTCAAACAATGGCTCGCCCAACGCAAGCTGGCCCGGATCGTCAAGGCCAAGCGCGAGAGCTTTGAGGTCAAGCTTTTCGCGAAGAACCGCGCTGCCCAGCTAAAACGGAGCCGCGTCGGTGCTTGATCCCAAGCCCTCCAACAGCATCGAGCTGCCTTTGCCGCCGCGCGAGCTGCACCCCAACGCGCGCCCGCATCACATGGCTAAGGCACGGGCAAAGAAAGCCTATCGGGAACAGGTATTCTGGACCGCCAAGAGCGCCCACATCAGCGCGCCACGAGGCGACGGCGACATAGCCATACGGATTACCGTCCACCCCAAGACGAAGCACGTTCCTGACCGGGACAACCTGATCGCATGGCTCAAATCAGGCCTGGATGGGCTCGCCGATGCCATGGGGGTGAATGACCAGCGCTTCGACGCCCGCGCTTACATCGGCGATCCCTGCAAGGGCGGCAAGGTCTGCATAGAGGTGCTGGGATGACCAAGACCGAGCGCAAGGCCTATGACCGCCGCCTCCGCTTCGCCGCCGAGCGCCAAGCGAAGAAGGCGCCGCCCGCGCCGCCGAGCAAGCCAGTCGTGGAGCACCTGTTTTGAAATGGCACCCCCACAAAGGCGGAGCATGTCCTGTAGCGCCTGAAAGCATGGTGCGTCCCCGCATCCGTGTCCTTTCCCGCACAGACGCAGAGAAGCGCGAACCCACGGCTGCCAAGGGCTGGCGTTGGTCGCACAACGGCACTTGCGGGGACATCGAGGAATATCAGCATTTCGGGGAGGCGGCGTGATGGGGAGTATCTACTATGTGCATTGCCCCGCCACCAAGCGGATCAAGATAGGCTTCACCAAGGGCGCGGTCTCAAAGCGAGTGAAGGCCCTGCAAACCGGTTCTGCGAGCGAGCTAATCATGCTCGCGACCCACGCCGGAACGCAAGACGATGAGCGCGAACTGCATCGTATCTTCGCATCAGACCGCATCCAAGGCGAGTGGTTTGATAGCTCAGAGCCGCTGTTCCGTCACCTCGTCAATGTCGTTGCGATCGAGGGCCGCCGTTACATTGAGCGAAAAGCCACCCCGCCTGAATGGCTCATTATCGCCGCGTTTACGCTGGCCGAACTTTTCCGCAGCGATGAGCCGGAGACAGCACATTGAGCCGCTGGTTCCGCCACTACGCTGGGATGATGCGCGACGACAAGCTCGTTCGCGTGGCAATCCGTTCAAAACAGTCAATCGAACGCGTCCTGTGGGTATGGGGAGCCATCCTCGAAAGCGCAGCAGAGGTGGATGACAATGGAAGATTTGATTTTGACATCGCAGAGGCGGCCTACTTTCTCCGAACGGATGAAAGTGACGTGGCGGCTATTGTGGACGCCCTTTCCGCACAAGATCGCATTGCTGAAAACAACGTGGTCAATTGGAGCGCGCGTCAGTTTACTTCCGACAGGTCCGCGGAGCGTCAACGCCGTTATCGAGAACGGAAAAAGGGCTGTGACGTTGGAGCTACGGGGGTGGATGAGCCCTGTGAGAGTGACAGTGACGGCGAAGTGACGTCACTGTCACGTCACGGTGACGCACCAGAGACAGAGACAGAGACAGATATTCCCTCATCTAACGATGAGGGTGTCCCTCGCCCTGAAGAAAATCAGGCTTTGAGGGTCGAGCACTTGGTGGAAGCCTTCAATGAGCTGGCGAAGCGCCGTGGTCTCCCATTGGTGAAAAAGCTCGAAGGAACTCGCCTCCGCAGAGCCCAGATATTGATCCGTCGCAACTCGATAGACGACATCACGGAAGCCATCGACGCGATAGACCGCAGCCCCTGGATGCATGGCCAGAACGACAAGGGCTGGCGGGCCGATTTTGATTTCTTCCTTCAGCCTAAGTCATTCACAAAATTGATCGAAGGCAGCTACGATGGCGCGAGATAACCCTTTGATGACCGGCAATCGCCCGGTCCCGCATTCCAGGTCCGTGGACGATCACTGCGAGTTCCTGAACTCGTTTCACTGGGTTCGATCCAGCGGCAAACCCTATTTCGTCTCGATGCTCGAAGACGGCACTCGCTACGTCAACCGCGCAGCCTAAAGGGACCAAACCATGGATCTGCTCACCTCGCTTCGCGCCAAGCACGAGGAATTGGAAGCCCGGATCGACGCCCTCAAGGTCGAAGCGAAGCCCATTCGGGACCAGCTCGCCAACATGGACCGGCAGATCAGCAAGTTGGGCAACGAGATCTCCCCGATCCGTCACCGCATAACCGAATTGAGCGCCGCTCCTCGCGTCTCGGATCATGCTGTCATCCGGTATCTGGAGCGGAAATACGGTTTCGTGTTCGATGATGTGCGGTCAGAGCTTCTGACGCCGGCCGTGCTGGAGGCGATGAAGGTCGGCTGCGAGTCCGTCAAGACAGCGTCCGGAACGCTGAAACTCAAGGGTAAGACCGTCGTCACATTTATCGATTGAGGGACCAAACCATGCCGAACGAAATGATCGAGAGATGCGCGAGGGCTGCTTGGGACGAGAACCGCCGCGTCTGTGAAGGTTTAGTCGAGCTGGAGCCGTGGGATGATGAAACCGAGGCCCTGCGCGACAACTGGAGGGGGATCGCCCGCGCCATCCTCCAGGCTCTCCGCGAGCCCACTGAGGCGATGGTCAGGGCAACACTGGTCCAGACGGATATATCCGCCGAGCAGATCCAGTACGGCAAGGCTGTTGTCGATGGAATGCCGCCGCTCGCGCCAGAGCGCCAACGCGACGGCATGATAGCTGCGGCCGAACTCGTCCGCGATTGGCAAGCCATGATCGACCAAGCTCTAGCGGAGGACTGAGGAATGGCGAGGGGGGCGAAAGCTAAGAACAAACCGAAGGCTGTGGCTCCCATTGAGCCGCTGGTAAACAAGTTCGCGGCGAGACATGGGGATTACGTGCAGGCCGGCGAGTATGGCGATGCCCGCCTCGCGATGGTCAACCGTGGCGGCACCGCGCTCACGCGCTGGATCAAGTCAGGCCAGCTCACCGAAAGCCAGCAGGCCGCGATCCTGCATTGCCAGCGGCTTTGGAGGCTCGCCTTCCACTTGCCGAACGTCGTCGCTAATCTTGACCGGGTAAGCTGCGGGGAGACGCGAGACGATCCCCGCTCGATCGACGCCCGGATCGACATCAAGCGCATTGAGGGCGGCTTCCCGAAGCCCTACTGGTATATCTTTGAGAATGTATGCCGACACGGCGAGGCGGCAGGCAGGATCGGAAGCAACCTCGTCAGCGATACCCGGTCGGCATCCACGCACGCCCGTTTGGTCGTCTGCATGGTCGCCGACATGATCGCGCTCCGCGAGCGATTGAGTTATTGACGAATGCGCGGGCATAACGTATCAAATCGCTACTGGTTATATTTGCGCCCGCGCCGGAGACGGTTGCGGGCTTTCTTTCGCGCCACCAGCGCGACCCCGCCACCATAGACCGGAAGATGCTCACTCCCCCCTGACATCGTGGGGCATGAGTGGCGGGGATAGACCGGAGACCATGAATGGCTCTTGAGATCAGCTATTGGACCGGACGCGCCAAGAGGGGCACACAGGCGCTCGGCGCGCTCATTTCATCCGAGACGCGCTCAACCAGCGGCACGTCCGCACAGTCTGGTGCAACACCAAGCGGTGCAGGCATCGTCCGTGTCAAATGCACGACCGCCGCTGATCGCGTTGCCTATGGCTCAAATCCAACTGCGAGCGCCACATTCGGCGAGTATCTTGCTGTCGGCGACAGCACTGACTTTGAGGCGATGCCCGGGTTCAAGGTCGCTGGGGTCACGGCGTAACGATCATGGGCCGGCCGAGTTCATATGATTCCGCATATTGCGAGCGTGTGATTGAGCTGGGCCAGCAAGGCGCGTCGGTCGTAGAAATGGCGTACGAGATCGGCGTGAGCCGGAACACGCTAGAAACCAACTGGCCCGCCGAACACCCTGAGTTCTTGGAAGCCTTTACGCGCGCCAGGGAGGCGGCTCAGGTTTGGTGGGAGCGCAAGGGGCGCGATAACCTTGAAACGAGTGGATTCCAGTCCGCAATGTGGTCGCGCTCGATGGCGGCTCGCTTCCCTCTTGATTGGCGTGAGATCAAGGGCACGGAGCTGACCGGCAAGGATGGCGGCCCGGTTGCCGTAAAGGCTGAAGCGGCGGAGTGGACGATCGTTGACACTCCATCTTCAGGCGGGGCGTAGCTTCGCGCCACTGCTCCGGCCTGCTCGCTACAAAGGCGCGCATGGCGGGCGTGGATCGGGTAAATCACACTTCTTTGCCGAGAAGTTGATAGCACGGGCTAATTCGCAGCTCGGCTTCCGCGCCGCCTGCCTTCGTGAAGTTCAGAAGTCGCTCAAGAACAGCGTCAAGCTGCTGGTTGAGGATAAGATACGCTCCAAGGGGCTTTCGGAGCGCTTTGAGATACTGGAAGCGGAGATCAGGACGCCGGGTGGCGGTGTCATTATCTTCCAGGGGATGCAGAACCACACGGCTGACTCGATCAAGTCGCTTGAGGGGTTCGATGTGGCTTGGGTTGAGGAGGCCCAGTCGCTTAGCCAGCGCTCGTTAGACTTGCTGCGGCCGACAATCCGAAAGCCTGGCTCGGAACTGTGGTTTAGCTGGAACCCGAACAAGCCGACCGACCCCGTTGACGCATTGTTGAGAGGTGAGCACCCGCCGACCAATGCTGTTGTGGTCGAGGTGAACTGGGACGCAAATCCGTGGCTGCCGGCCGAACTCAAGGCGGACATGGAGGACGACCGCCGCCGCGATCCCGACAAGTTCCTGCACGTCTGGCAGGGACATTATTCGCTCAACAGCCATGCGCGGGTGTTTCGCAACTGGAGGGTTGAGGAGTTCGACACGCCGAAGGACGCGGTCCTGCGGTTCGGGGCGGACTGGGGGTTCGCGATCGATCCCACGGTTCTGGTTCGGTGCTTTATCGAGGGGCGTAATCTCTACGTCGACCATGTGGCATGGGAGATCGGTTGCGAGATCGACCACACGCCGGCGCTGTTCGAGAAGATACCGGGCGCGCGGAAGTGGCTGATCAGGGCGGACAGCGCGCGGCCTGAGACGGTCAGCTACATGAAGCGGAAAGGGTTTCTGATCACCGAGGCGATCAAGGGGCCTGGGTCGATCGAGGACGGCATTGAGTTCCTGCGTTCATTCGACATCATCGTTCATCCGCGTTGCAAGCATGTGGCCGATGAACTGACGCTCTACAGCTACAAGACCGATCCACAGACGGGCGAAATCCTCCCGCTGCTGGAAGACAAGAACAACCACACGATCGACGCGCTCCGGTACGCGTTGGAGGAGCTTCGGCGCTCTGGCTACAAGCCGAAGGACGAAGCCCCGAAGAAGCCCCGCGACCGCTGGGACAGGGTATTCAAAGGCGAAGAGGAGGGGTCGAGTTGGAAGACAGCCTGACCCATGACGTATCCTCTATGGTCCGCCGCTTCGAGGAAGCAGAGGAGGCGGCCCGCTCCGCTCGCGAGAAGTCCGAGCGTGACCGTGATTATTATGACGGCAAGCAGTGGACGGACACCGAGGCGGAGGCGCTGAAGAAGCGCGGGCAGCCCGTCGTCACGTTCAACCGCATCCAGCGCAAGGTCAATTACCTCAAGGGCATGGAGTCGCAGACCCGGAAGGATCCCAAGGCGTTCCCGCGCACGCCGAATGACGAGGGATCGTCGCAGGCCGCGACTGACGCGCTGCGCTATGTCTGTGACGACCAGAACTGGGATGCCAAGCGGTCCGAGGGATTCGAGGACATCATTGTCGAGGGCACTGGCGTGCTCATGGTGGGGGCTCAGCAGACCCGCGATGGCATCGACCCGGCGATCACCCGCATTCCGTGGGATCGGTTCTATTACGACCCCTATTCGCGCCGCGTCGATTTCTCCGATGCGGGCTACATGGGCATCGTCACGTGGATGGATGTCTCCGAGGCGAAACGCAAATACCCTGGCCGAGAGGAGGTGATCGAGTCCACCTGGATGCAGGCGCGCGACACAGAGACCTATGACGATCGGCCGAAGTGGAATCTTTGGGCTGATTACAGTCGCAAGCGCGTTCGGGTGAATGAGGAGTATTATCTCGAGGGCGGGCAGTGGGTGTATTGCACCTATACCAAGGCCGGCTTTCTGGTTGATCCGGCCGTTTCGCCATACTTGGACGTCGATGGCGAGCCCGAGTGCCCGATCAAGGCGATCTCGGCTTATGTGGACCGCGACAACAACAGGTACGGCGAAGTCCGGGCGATGATCTCACCGCAGGACGAGGTGAACAAGCGTCGCTCGAAGGGGTTGCACCTCATCAACTCGCGGCAGATGCGTTTCGATCGCAGCTTCCAAGGTGAGGCGTCAGCGCTCAAGCGTGAGATGGCGAAGCCTGACGGGGCATTTTTCGCGGACAAAGACGAGATCGAGATTCTCCCAACCGGCGACATGGCCGCCGCGAACTTCGAGATGCTGCAGGAGGCGAAGGCTGAGATCGACTTGCTCGGTCCGAACGCTGCGCTTGCTGGAAAGAACGAGAATGACTCTTCGGGTAGGGCGATCCTTGCGCAGCAGCAGGGCGGCATGGTTGAGGTTGCGCTGCTCATGGACCGGCTGCGGCAGCTTTCACTCGCGGTCTATCGGTCGGTGTGGGCGCGCATCAAGCAGTATTGGGATGGGCCGCGGTGGATTCGTGTGACCGATGACGAGCGCAACCTGCGCTTTGTCGGGCTCAACGTGCCGAAGACCATGCTGGACGTTGCCAAGGAGCGGCTGCAGGGCGATCCCGAGGCCGAGCTGAAGCTTGCGCTGCTTGCCCGCGATCCGATGGCCAATCAGCCGATCGAGGTGCAGAACCCGATCGCTGAGATGGACGTGGACATCATCATCGACGAGGGCATGGACACGCCGACCGTTCAGGCTGAGCAGTTCGACACGCTCACCAAGATCATGCCGGCGATGACGCAGCTCCCGCCGCCGGTTCTGAGATTGCTGATCACGGCGTCCTCGCTGCGCGACAAGGACAAGCTCCTGGAGATCGTCGATCAGATGGAGCAGCAGGCGCAAGCGTCTCAAGAGCAGCAGATGATGCAGCAGATCCAGATCGCCGGGGCGAAGGCCGAGGTTGAAAAGACGCAGAGCGAGACCGCCCGCAACTACGCGCAGGCGCAGGCCGCCAACCCGCAGGCCGAGATGGAGATGAGGCAGGCTGAAGCGCAGTCGAAGATCGCGATTGCCGAGCATAAGGCACAGACGGACATGCAGATCGGCGCGATGAAGGCGCAGCAGGGCATGCAGCACGCGGACGAGAAGCACCAGTTCGGTATGGCGATGCAGGCTCAACAGGCCGAGCAGCGCGCTCAGATGGCGAAGCAGCAGGAAAGGGCGACGGCGTGATCGTTCGGAAGCTGGCCGATGGCCGTTATCATATTGTTGAACGGGTCAAGGACGCGGCGGGCGAGCGTATTGTCTCGCGCATTGCCACCAAAAGGGCGGCGTCGTGAACGGCTTTACCAAGTGCGCGGATATCCCTGGCTGGTTGATCAAGGCCGAGCTTTACGATCTTGGGACTAAGTTGGGCCTAGCCGTTTGGAACGGAGAAGAGGGGGCGGGCAAAAAGCGCCACGCCGTCCGCTGCGACAATTTGAGTGATGGTATCGCCGCGCTCAAGATTTGGGTGGAGGTGGCGTGAGCATCATTCGTCGTGTGCTAGCTTGGCTGGGGTTTGCCAGGCCAAAGCCGCCTGGCCAATTGCAGGTGCAAGCGCGTGCGCAGCTTCTTGAATGGGGCCTTGCGGACGCGCGAGACAGATTCAAGCGGGCCCTAGACGAGGCCGCCGACTAACCATTGAGTTAATCCGAATTGCGCGTGCCGATCCTCGCAAGGGGAGGCCGCGTTGCGGGTAGCTGCCACGATCGGGCGGCGGAAATGCGGGAGACGCGCTCCCGTGCCGGACCAGTTTGCGTCGTTTGCACTGCGACGCATTGCCCGCCGCCGGGGCCAACCGGGCGCTTCAAGGGACGACGCCTCTACGGTCGAAACGGGACGACGCCGAAGCGGTCGGAACGAGGGCAATCATGGAAAACGGGACAAGTCTTGACGAAATCTTCGGGGATGAATCCGGCCAGGCAGAAGCGCCGCCGCCTGAAACGATAGGGCAGCCGCGCGACGAACATGGACGGTTCGCACCGAAGGACACGGGCGACACAGAGACGGAGCAAGAGGCTCCGCAGCAGGAAGCGCCGCCGGCTTCCGAACAGGAACCATCCCACATTCCGGTAGCAGCCCTCAAGGATGAGCGGGCAAAACGGCAGCAGTACGAAGATCAACTTCGTCAGGCTACCGAACGGCTGCAGCAATACGAAGCCTATTTCGCGCAACAGCAAGGCGGGACGGAGCAGGAGCAGGAGCCTGACCCGGTTGAGTTCATCGCTCAGCAGGTCATGCAACGGCTCACGCCCCAGACCGAGGCGCAGATGCTCACCATGCGGGTCAATGTCGCAGAAGAGTTCGCGCGTCAGAAATGGGCCGACTATGACGAGAAGGTCGAGCACTTCAAGGAAGCTGCGAAGACCAATCCGTTCCTTCTGCAGGAATTGAGGACAGCGGCGAACCCGGCGGAATATGCCTACAACGCCGCGAACAAGATCCTCGAAGCCAAGCAGTATGGAACGGCTTCTCCGTCGCGCGAGCAGCTTGAGGCCGAAATCCGCCAGAAAATCATGGCTGAGATCGGCATGCCCCCAAAAGTCCAGGCTCCAACCACTTTAGCGAATGAGCGCTCCACCGGCTCAAGGTCTGGCCCCGCGTGGTCTGGCCCGACGCCTTTGGGCGACATTTTCGGACGTTAATCCCGGACCCGCGTCGCGATGACGCCGGCCCTCCCTTAGAAGGATATTTTCCATGGCAGACACGACTTACGCGACTGGGCTCCGCGTCCAGCAGTGGGAAGATTCGTTCTTCAAAGAGTATTGGCAGGACCGCTTCAAGGAGCTGATGGGCCAAGGCGAGAACGCGATCATCCAGGTCAAGGAGGACCTGACCAAGAAGGCCGGTGACTCGATCACCATCGCCCTTGTCAACCGCCTGACCAACGCCGCCACGACCGGATCGAATGTTCTGGAAGGCAACGAGGAAGACCTCGTTTCCCGTTCGATGCGGATTTACGTCGACAAGGCCCGCAACGGCGTGCGCGTGCCCGAGATGGCCGAGCAGACCTCAGCGATCAGTCTCCGCTCCGCTGCGAAACCGACGCTTCTGGACTGGGCGCAGGAATATACCCGCGACCAGTACATCACCGCGCTCGGCTCGCTCAACGGCACGGCGTTCCTGTCGCGCACCGCGGCTATCGCGGATGCGTGGCTGGTCGATAACGTCGATCGCACCGTGTTCGGCGCTTATGCGGCGGGCGGTTCGGCGGGCGGCACCGACCTGTCGGCGGACCTTTCGCAGCTCGACACCACCTCGGACCTGTTCAACGCGACCGCTCTGGACGCGATGGTCCTGCGGGCGAAGGTGTGCAGCCCGAAGATCAGGCCGATGCGGGACGGCGGCAATGGCCGGCGCTACTATGTCGCGCTCGCCAATCCGCACGCCTTCAAGAACCTGCGCGACAGCCTCGACACCGAGGTTCTGGCCTCGACGGTCAAGGAAGCGGAAGCGTCCAAGCTGTTCGACGGCGGCGACATCCTGTGGAACGGCGTGATCGTCAAGGAGATGGACAACATCCCGATCTACGCCAACCTTGGCAATGGCGGCACGACCGAGGTTACGCCGGTCTACCTGCTCGGCGCGCAGGCTCTTGCCCATGCATGGTGCAAGCGCTGGACCTCGAAGACCGAGGAGTTCGACTACGGCGACAAGCACGGCGTCGCGGTCGAGTCCATCATGGGCATCCGCAAGATCCTGTTCGGCACCGGCACGGGCGACACCGATGATCTTAAGGATCACGGCGTTGTGTCAGGTTTTTTCGCGACGACCGGCGCTGCGACCCATTCGGGTTCTGCGGCTGAACTCGCCTAACCTAAACCTCTAGGGCGGCTTCGGTCGCCCTTTCCTTTTCCGGAGAATTGAAATGGCGACTCTCACTGGCACGAAGGCGGCTGCGACCGCTCCTGTCCCCGGCTTGCCCGTCCCCACTGGGGTTCTCGGGGTTGCGTGGGGCATCTACAATCTGGCCGCGAACCCTTCGCAGAACGATGTCATCGAGTTCTGCAAGGTTCCCGCCGGCGCGACCGTTATCGGCGGCTTCCTTCAGGGCGCGGACATCGACACCGGCACCGAGGCATTCGACCTTGATATCGGATGGGCGGCGAACGGCACGGACGCGGCCGACACCGATGGATTTGGGAACTTCGGCGTCATGGACGGCGATGCTGTGGCACAGTTCCGGCCTGTCGCTGGCATCTATTACCCATTCGTCAACATCATTCAGGACGCGGGGTACAAAACCTTCGCCGCTGAAACCAAGATCATCGGCACGGTGAACGCCGCGGCGAACGCCGGCGGAACGGGCGTGCTCAAAGTCGTGGTCTTCTACGTCTGACCTTACGGGCGGGGCTGCGGTCCCGCCCCATTTACGGGAGGGCTGATATGAAGTTCCGCTTCATCGGCACCTACGCCAATGGCCACACGTCGATCGATGGGTGCGGCTATCGGTTTGACGGCCATGAGCCGACCGACGTTGATGGCGAGGAGGCTATCCGCCGCCTCTCGGGCAGCGTTGAGTTCGAGGTTGTTCACCCGCTCGACCACGATGGCGATGGTGAGAAGGGTGGCAGCCTGCCTGACGCCGTGGCCCCGCGCCGTCGCGGGCGCAAGCCGAAAGCCGCGCAGTGACGATCACAAGCTATTCCACCTTGGTTGACGCCATAGTGGACCGGATGAACGACAGCGCGCTTTCGGACTATGCGCCGGAGTTCATCCAGCTTGCGGAGGCATCGTTCAACCGCCGCCTCAACAACCTCGACATGGAAGGCACCGCGACCATCGACGCGGCGGAGTCGATCCCGTTGCCCACGGATTACAAGGGCGCGATGTCGATCCGCATCGACGACGAGGCCCCGCTTCGCCAGTTGTCGGCGGACGACATCCAGCAGAAATGGCGTGATCAGACGGGCAGGCCGGTCAACTTCGCGATCTACGGTGGGGATATCCATCTCGCGCCCGATCCGAGCGATGGCGATTACACCGTCACGATGACCTACCTGCGGACGCTGACGCCCCTGTCCACATCGAACACGTCGAACTGGCTCCTGGAGCAGCACCCCGACCTGTACCTGTTCGGGGCGCTCGTCGAGGCAGAGACGCGCGGCTGGAACAACGACCAGGCGCTTTTCTACAACAGCCGCGTCGAGGGTATGCTTACCGAGATCAACATGCACGATGCCCGAAGGCGTCGCGGCAATCTCACCGACGCTGTCGCCGTCGATTATTTCTGAGGTGACCCATGCCAGCTGAATGGACGGCGGTCGATGACGCCGATGCCTATGCCGGTTCGTTCTATTGGGACCGCGGCTATGTGGTCGATCAGGAATGGACGCTCATCCCCGGCGCGGACGGGGACTGAGCGTGAAGTTCGGCGAGTGGCTGCCTGATCTCCCTGCCTATGGGCATGATGGGCTGACGGTCGCGCGCAATGTCTTCCCGACTGCGTTAGGCTACGAGCCCGTCAAGGCATATTCGGCCGTCACTGGCGCATTGCCATCTGCCTGGATGGGGGGGAGGACCTTCATTGGCGTGGACGGGACGGTCGTTCCTTTGGCTGGCACCAACGCTGGCCTCTACGCTTATATTTCAGGCGCGTGGACGAACAAGTATAGCGCGTCTTATTCGAACAAGTGGCAGTTCGCGCAGTTCGGGGATTTGGCGATCGGTGTTCAGGGCGCGGCCCCAGTCAAATACACGATTGCGAGTGCCACAGGAGCGCTGCTCGGGGGTTCGCCGCCGAACGGGGCCTTCATCACGACGGCGAAGGACTTTGTGGTGATCTCAGGCGTCGATAGCGCCAATTCGACGGTTTATTGGTCCGCGATCAACAATCCCGAGGGGTGGACGCCGGGGACAGGACAGAGCGACACGCAGGTTCTTCCAGACGGAGGGAAGGTCACTGGGCTCGCCGGGGGCGAGTATATGCTGGTCTTCCAGCGGGATCAGATATGGCGAGGACAATATGTCGGCCCGCCGTTCATCTTCCAGTTCGACAAGGTTAGCCAAGGGATTGGCTGCATCGCCCCGAACTCGATCGTTCAGGCAGGGAGGACGGTCTATTTTCTGTCATCGCGAGGGTATTGCTCGTTCACAGATGGCGCGATCGATCTGATCGGTGCGAACAAGATCGATGCGACATTTTTCAGGCAATACTCGGCGGCCGAGATTGAGGACAATGTGTCGGCTGCGATCGATCCCGTCCGGAAGCTGGCTGTTTGGGCGATGCCGCGCCGGCTGTGGGTTCATAATTTCGAGCTGGGCCGCTGGAGTGACATCGAGGGCAGTTTCACCGGGGTAACGACGGACGCGACGCGCAGCTACACGCTGGAGCAGATTTCGGCGCTTTATCCGGGTGGGATAGAGACAATCCCCGGCTCGCTCGATGACCCGATATGGAGCGGTGGCACTTCGTTTCTTTCGATCGTGGCTGAAGACGGGACGCTGGGGAGCTTCGGTTCGCAGACCAACCTTCAGGCGGCGCTCACGATGGCGTTGATGGAGCCGGCGAAGGGGCGAGACATCAGGATCAGGGCGGCGCGGCTCGACAGTGACGCGACGGGCGATGTCACCCTGAACATCGAAGGACGCCATCGCCTCGGCGATAGCCCAACGGCTTATTCGGGATCGAGCATCAGGATGAACGGCGACATGCCTATACGGGCTTCCGGCCGCTATGTGCAGCCAAGCATCACCTTCGCGGAAGGGGCTGACTGGACCTACGCGCAAGGTCTTGATTTCGTGATGGCGTCGCCTGGAGCGCGGCAGTGAGCATCCCCAGCACATGGGCCAATGTGCAGGACTGGATGCGGATTGTAGCTCGCGATGTGAATCCGCTGCTGCAGGGCTATCCGTTCCCCATGCTCGATAGTGAGCCTTCCGGGGTGAACGAGGGGTACACCTACTACGATCTCGGGCTCCACAAGGTCCGCACATGGAACGGAAGCGCGTTCCAGAATCATTGGTGAGGTACTGATATGGGGCTTCTTGGCGGATCAACCTCCCGTTCAGGCAGTGCGCAGAAATGGGCGCAACCCTTCGCCAAAGCGGCGGCGGGTAGCGTGCAGGATGTGTTCAACCAGAACCAGCCCCAACTCCAGCAGATCACCAAGGGCGTCACCGACCTGCTTCCGGGTATTTCCGGCAACTACCAAAGCTGGAAGCCGCTGACGACGCAGGCGCAGGGCTATTACGGCGATGTGCTTTCGGGCAAATATCTCGACCCGTCCAATAATCCCGGCCTTTCCGGGCTCCTCGCGCGCACCCGCAGTGACGTAACCGATCAGGTGAACGGCCAGTTCTCGATGGCTGGCCGGTATGGGTCCGGGGCGCATACCGGCATCCTGGCCGACCGCCTTGCCGACGCCGAAAACCAGATCCTCTATGACAATTACAGCCGCGAGCGGGGCATCCAAGACAGCGCCGCGACGATGCCGGCTCAGATGGAGAACCAGAATCTCGCGCAGTTGCTGCAGGCGTCCGGGGCCGGCGCGGAGCTGCCTTACGCTGGCACGAACAGCATGGCCAACTCGCTCGCGGCGCTGTTCGCTGGAGGTAAGCAGAAGAGCGGCGGGGGTCTCGGCGGCCTGTTGGGAGCAGCCGGCTCGATTTTCTCTGGCGCTGGCAGCCTGTTTAGCGGCGGTTTTGGCGGCGGCATGGGCGGCATAGGCGGGACGGGGTTTGGCTGATGGCTGGATTGTTGGGCGAACCACTTGGCGGCGGATGGCGACGTCCTCCGCCCTACGAGACCATCGCGGATGAGCAGGCAGCGGCTATGGCTCCCCGGCGGGGGCTTGCTGACCTCTTTTCGCAGCATGCGACCACTGCGACGCGCTCTGTTATGCCAGGCGATCAACCCGGCATGCCTGAAATGCCGACCAATATCAGGCAGCCGAAAGCTTTTGGCCGTGGCGGCAAGGGCTGGCAGATCGTGGGCCTCATCGGCGACGCGCTGCAGGCGGCTGGTGGCGGGAAAGGCACTTATTTGCCGTATATCGCCGAGCAGCAGCAGATGGAAAGCCGGGCGCGCGAAAAGCTGCTGGAGATCATCGAGGCGCGCCGCCAGAAGGCCGAAGACCGCACGGCCGCGCTTGAGGACTGGAAGGTCAAGGAGCAGTGGCAGCGTGATAATCCGGCTCCTGTCTCCGACGCGCGCACTCTCGAATGGTGGCAGAGCCTGCCCGAGGACCAGAAGCGCGCATATGCTGAGATGCAGGACGTGCGACAGCCGATCGCGGTGACTGGCCCTCAGGGGACCGAAAGGGTCCCGCGCATGTACGGCAGGCCGTCTGGCAGACCACAATTTCAGGACGTGGATGGTCGCAAGGTCGTCAACATCGGTGGCCAATGGTATGAGGTGACGGAATAATGGCGCTCCGGCCTGTCAGCGATCCCGCACTTCTCGCCAAGCTCAATGCGATGGGCGACGGCGGTAGCCCGCAGCCGGTCCAGATCGCGCCTCCCAACCCGAAATTGCCGTTGGAAGTGCAGGGCGCGCAGCTCGGGAACCAGCGGGCCGCGCAGCAGATACAGGCCGACCGCCAGCTCCTGCCGCTTCAGGTCCAGAAGGCGCAGGCAGACGCTGCCAAGGCTCAAGCTGAGGCACGCGAGAAATCCGGCCTAGATCCACAGAAGCTCGCGAATATCCGGGCCGCGCAGTCCCAGATAGACAGGCTGAACAATCTCTTCGTGAAAGGCCCCGGTGCAACGAAGGGCATTTCTAGCCTGCTGGATTTCCTGCCCAGCTCGTCCAACGCTCAATTTGATACGGCCGGGGCTGGGCTCGGCGAGGTTGGGCTGGCGGCGTTTCGCGTGCCTGGGGTCGGCAGCCAGTCGGATGCTGAGCTTAGGGCGTTTGTGGACGCAAACAGGCCACGGGCGTCTGATTTCGACGCGCGGATAAAGGAGAAGCTGCGTAATCTGCAAAGCCGCCTCGACCAGACCTATTCCGCCTATGGTATGAAAAGGCAATCTGGTGCGCCGGCTAAGCGCAAGGTCATCAACTTCTCGGACTTGCCGGAGTAATCGATGGTCGATGTCCGTATGCCTGACGGCACGCTAATCAAGGATGTGCCGGAGGGCATTACGCGCTCGCAGCTCCAGGCGCGCGTGGACATGATGAATCGCCCGAAGGGGTACAATGAGACAGGAGTCTCGCAGGGCCTCTCCGGTGTGAACAAAGGTGTCGCGTCGACCCTCGGCTTCCCCGTCGATGTCGCCAATATGGCGCTCGGCGCGGGCGCGGCTGGGATAAACGCCATCACTGGCTCGAAGCTGGCAGCTCCCGACAAGCCGGTCATGGGTAGCGATTGGATCGCTAGCAACCTCGAGAAAATCGGTTCGATAGGTCCAGAAAGCCCCGCCCCGAGCAACAAGTTCATCCGCAGGGTGGGCGAAAGCGTCGGCGCGGCTTCTGTCCCCATCGCCGGGACCGCGGGCTCTCTGTCCACGGCTCTCCGGGCCTTTATTCCTGCCGTTGCCGGCGGTGCTGGGGCTGCCACAGCTAAGGAGATCGCGCCGAACAATCCGTGGGCGGAACTGGTCGGGGAAACGATCGGTTCACTCGTCGGCGGCGTGCCCACCTATCTCTCCGCCAAGCGGGCTGCGCGTTCGGCCCAGGCTGCAAAGGTGCCGACGATACCAGACCTCAAGAAACAGGCGTCCAGCCTGTACGCTGCGGCCGAACAGAATGGAGTCCGCGCGAACCAGGCGCAGACCCAGAAACTTGCCGACACAATCCGCAGGATTGCCCAGGAAGAGGGCCTGATCAGCCCGACGGGGCGCGTTTCTGACGCCTATCCTAAGGCGAAGGAGGCCCTCCAGCTTACGGGCGACTATGCGCAGGGGGAAATGACTCCGAAGCAGATGCAGACGGTGCGAAAGGTGTTGTCTGAGGCTGCGCGCAATAATGATGATTCGGAACGGCGCATCGCCATGCGGATGCTGGAGGAGTTCGACGACTGGACCGCGCCGCTATCCCCGGAGCTGGCTAAAGCTCGTGGTGTCGCCCGACGCTATATCAATGCAGGCAAGCTGGAAGAGGCGAAGGAACTGGCGGGAGCGCGGGCTGGTCAATTCTCCGGTTCGGGCTACGAAAATGCGCTACGCACTGAGTATCGCAATCTCGATCGCAAGATCATCAAGGGAGACGAGCGTGGCTTTACGCCGGATACCGTGGAGGCGGTACAAGATGTGGCGCGGGGCACCAAAGGATCAAACGCCGCCCGGTTTGTAGGGAAATTAGCCCCCACCGGCCCGGTGAGCGCATCTGCGAGCTTTGGCGTGCCATTCGGCGTTGGAAACGCAGTTGGCGGCCCTGTCGCGGGCGGCGTCATGGCCGTGGCAACGCCTACGGCGGGCCTGCTTGGCCGCCACATCGCCACGAGGATGGGTATCAGCAATGCTGGATTGGCCGAACTTATCGCCCGGAACGGCGGCAAGCTGCCGAACGCGATGGTCTTCACGCCTGAGGTGCAGCGCCTAATCGCCGCACAATCGGCCGGCCAGCTTGCGCCCTATCTACGCAAACCAGAGGAAAAGCGCCCCTAGAAGGCTGAAGATCCACCAGCCGATATCCGGACTGATAAAATGACGCTTGCGCCTCTGGCTGGCCTCCAGCCGGGACAGGCGTTTCTCCACGTCGAACGGGTCACTCATCCGACCTTTCTAACCGATCCCGAACCTTCTTTCCAGCCCGCCCATCCGGCGGGCTTTTTTGCGTCCACAGGAGGCTCCCATCGCTGACATTTTCGACTGGAGTTCCACCCCATCGGGGAACTCGACGGTGGACGGCATCAACATCAGCACCGGCATGGATGTTGGCAATGTTGATAACGCCCTGCGCTCCATCATGGCAGGCGTCCGCAACAGCTTTTCCGCGACGCTGGAGAGTTTCCTTAACGGAGGGTCCGCGCTAGCCCTCTCAAGCGGTGGCACGGGTGCGACAACCGCCGCGGATGCTCGGTCGAACCTCGGCCTTAGCTCGCTGGCTACGGCGACAACGGCCCCGATCGCGAACGGTGGCACGGGTGCGACAACCGCTGCCGGCGCATTCACCAATATCGCCATAAGCGCGGTCAGCCTGGCGAGCCCTGGATACATCAAATTCATCAATAATCTGACGGTCCAATGGGGCAGCGGAAGCGTCGGGGCGGTCAGCTTCCCGGTTTCCATGCCCACTGCTGCGGGAACGGTGGTGATCAGCCCGCGTGCAGGGCCTTCCGACAGCGATGAGGCGGACGAAGGCCTCTACGTGTCCGCCCTCAGCGCGACCGGGTTCACGGTGAGCGCTTACGGCGATGGGGCGTCTGGCACCTTCTATTGGCTGGCTGTGGGGTACTGATCGATGACGACGACAATCACCCTTCGCAGCGTCAAGGGTTCTCCGCTGACCCACCAGGAAGTCGATGACAACTTCTCCAATCTGAAGGAGACCGCCGACAACGCCTTGGATGCGGTCGCCGGGATCGGCGGGAAGGCAAACGCATCCGCTATCGGTGTTGATGATTCCGCCTCCAACATGGGCACCTACACGGGCTCGACTATCCCCGACAACGGGACGGTAAAGCAGAATATCCAATCCCTGGAAACGGCAGTTGAAGCGCGCGCGGTTGCGGCGACCTTGGCCGCTTCTGGCGGCGCTGCCTTGGTCGGCTACACCCCCGCGGATGGCGGCGCAGTTGTAACCGTCCAGACCGCCCTCCGCGCCCGCGTCTATGCCAAGAAGGATTTCCACGCGGTCGGCGATGGCGTTGCTGATGACAGCACGGCGCTCCGGGCTGGCGCTACCTATGCCGCCGCGAACAACTGCGATTTCGTTCTTGAGGCTGGTAATTACAAAGCCTCGGCGATGGCGATCACCAGCTACACCGGCAACGGCTGCGGGATCATCGGTGAGAGCGCTACAATCACCCTAGCCGCGAACGAAACCGGCCTCACGATCACGGACAGCCTGAACGTCCACGTCTCTGGGATAAAGTTCAAGAGCGCTGCGATTTCGGGCGCGTCCCAGATCGGGATCAAGGTCGTCAATTCGGGGCGCATCGATCTCCGATGCTCTTATGAGGCGCTGACCTACGGGGAATATTGGGCCTCGTCCGCCACTGGACTGGCTACAGGCGCTTATCCGATCCCGTCGCGGACAATGCCAACGGTCAAGGCGTGTGCTGCCGGCGTCTATTGCGCACCGACCGCCGAATATATCGATATCGTCAGCCCCAACATCACCGATTGCACGCTCTACGGGATCTTGAGCGATGCCGGCAACGTCAAGACTCTGGGCGGCACAGTCTCGGGCAATGACATCGGCATCGTCTACGACGGCTCCAACTCGTCGAATGGCGACCATGGCGCGATCGTCGGCGTCACGGTCAACCACAATGCCAAAGCGAACATCTATCTCCACGATCTCGACTATTCGATGCTCGTCACTGGGTGCCAGATCTGGGCGGCGATTGCGACCAACTTCGGGGCCGGTGCGCTGGCGACGAGCTTCGGCATCTACCTGGCCAACGCGAAGAACGTCAATATCACCGGCAACACGATCGCGAACAGCAAGGTCAATCTGGGCCACGACGGCCTGACCTATTCGATCATCGGGCAGAACACGTTCATCGCGGACAGCGCTCGCACGACGCACAACATCAAGGCGATCAGCGCGCTATCGATCACGACCAAGACGCCGCACAACATCTTCGAAGGAACGCTGGTCGCCGCGGCGAACAACAATGACCCGGAGCAGCTTTATGCCCCGACGCTGGCGGGCGCATGGGTCAACTTCAATGCGGCGACCTATAAATCGGCTGGATACTGGCGTGATGCGAATGGCGTCGTCCACCTGCAAGGGGTGGTGAAAGACGGCACAATAGACACCACGATCTTCACGCTACCGAACGGCTTTCGCCCGGCAACCATCGTAGTCATCGCGACCGTCTCAAATGCGCTGTTCGGCTACATCCAGATAAACACCGATGGGACGGTTGTCCCGAAGGTCGGCAACAATGCCTGGGTTTCGCTCGAAGGCATCACCTTTAAGGCGGAAAACTGATGCCTCAGAGTGCAATCTCAGCCGCTCTCCACGCTGCGGCGACGGCAAATCTAATATTGCCGATCGTCAAAGCAGCTGGCGCACTCGTTTTCGCCGGGCTCAGTTTTGGCTCCGCACGTAGCGCACTCGCCGCGCACCGCGCACTCCACATTGCGCTTGTGCGACGCGGCGATGACACGCGCCAGCGCCGCAAGGCCGCGCAAGGGGGCGTGAAATATCGTCATGACAGCGGCGTTCATGTCAGCCGTATCAGCCAAAGCGGGCATCGCGGCAAGCGAAAAGCTCTTAGCCCGGTGGCCTCGTGATGACAGCCAACCTGCCCGTCTGGGCCAACATCATCATCGCCGTTGTCGGCGTCATCGGAACGGCGGGTATCGGGGGAATGCTAAAAACGCTTTTGGATCACAAGCGTGGGGTGCGGGCGCAGAGCGACGGTGTGGCGCTGGATCTGGTCAAGCAACTGAGCGAGCGGGTCAAGAC